CCTCGCCGGCGACGGTCAGGACAAGAGAAGCCATTGTCTCAGTCGGTCAGATGAGGAAAAGAGAACGCGAAGCGCATGCGCCGTCCGTATGCGCGGGGAAGCCAGAGGGCGACCTCGGCGACGGGATGCGACTCGATGGAATGGATCATGCGGCCCGGCGCGCTCACGATCACGCAATGCTTTGCCGGCGCGGTTTCGCGCATGGCGAACAGCACCACGTCGCCCGGCCGGATCGCGTCGAGCGCGACCGGAATCATGTGCCTGGCCGCCGCTTCCGCGAGCGTTTCGCGCCGGCGCGCCTCCGCCCAATCGCGCGTATAGGGCGGCGGCCGTTCCGCTTCCTCGCCGTAGATCGCGCGCCAGACGCCGCGGACAAGCCCGAGGCAGTCGCAGCCGACGCCCTTGAGCGACGCCTGATGCAGATACGGGGTGCCGATCCAGGATCGCGCCTCGGCCACGATGTCGGCGCGGCTAGCCATTGAGCGAGCCGCCGTCGTTGTCGCTTCCCTGCGTCGCGTAGGAAAGCGCGAAGTCGTTGCCCGGCATGTCGGGGAAGCCGCCGAAATTGACCGCGTTCGAGAAGCGGTCGCGGCATGTGTCGATTGTCTTGTCGCAGCCCGCCGTGATCGTGAACGTATCGCCGACCTGCATCGCGCGCGGGATCGGAAGAAACAGCGTCAGCCGGGAATTCGGACTGCCCTGCGAGAACGCCTTCGCCTCGATTTCGAGACCCGCGTTATCGCCGCTCGTCCATGTGATCTTGCCGCGGCTGAACGTGCCCGAAGCGAACGACGAAAGCCCGCTGGCGGTAAAGTCGAAATTGCTCAGGACGCTCGCGACGGTCCCGCTTCCGTGGTTCGCGGCGGCGGTCAGATCGATCTTGCAGCGCGCGTCGCCCAGGTTCCAGGCGCATGTGCGCTGGAACACGCGCCCGGCGGTCTGATCCAGCGGCGCCGTCAGGCCGCGAAGCTCGGCGGTGAAGGCGGTTTCTCCGCGCGAAACCTGCCCGATGGTGCCGGATCGCAGCACGACGTACTGCGTCGGGTCCTGCCAGTTCACGCGTGTGATCCTTACCGCCGCGCCGTCGTAGAGCCCGGCGTTCAGATCGTCCTCGGTGATGGCGGCCGACGACAACGCGCCATCGACATCGAGGTTGGAAACGGCGAGGCCAAGATCGTCCTCGATGGCGGTGGCCGTGAAGCCGGTCGCCGCCTTATAGGTCACGCCGTCAATAACGAGATCGGCGCTGTGATCGGTAAACCCCATCACCGTCCCGTCCTTGCGCTCGACGCGCCAGCAATGGCAAAGCGTCGTGACGCCGCCCGCGATGTGCGCGGCGAAACCGTCGCCGAGCGATTTCATTCCGGCACCTCAATCAGATTGATGTCCTGCACGGTCTGCTGATCCCAGGCGTTCGCCTGAACCGGGAGCTTGTCCGTATCGAAGCGGACAGGCACGTCGAACTCGAACGAGGCCGTCGGCGCCGATCCCGGCGCGCTCGCGAATGTCACCTGTCCGGTCACAAGATCGATGTCGGAGGGCGTTACCGGCGAACCGCCGACTTTGATCGTGACGGTGCCGGAAACCGGCTTCGTGATCTTGCGGACATGCTCGAAGCCGCCGATGTTGTATCGCTTCACAAGCTGCCAGACGGTTTCGGCGTCGGTGGCCAGCATCGACACATCGGTCGCGTCGTAGTCGTTCCAGTCCTTGAACCGGAAGGAATAGCCGCGCCCCTTGACCACGTAGAAGTGAGCGATGACGGAGGCCATCTGCGCGCGCGTGCGGATGCCGGTCGAAATGTTCCACTCGCCCCGCGCGTCCGCCCACTGGATATTGCGCTGTTCCGCGCCCGATCCGAGCGTTACCACGTTGGTCGAGAAGCCGGGGCCGCCAGTCGCTCCGCGCGCCACCGCGTCGGGGAAGCGGATGTCGAGATAGGGTTGCGGCATTGTCTAGAGTCCCCGCGCTCCCATCCGTACCGCGCGCGAAAGATCGGCGGCGATCTGCGTCCGGCTCGCCCTGAACGCCGTGGGGTTCGGTGTCTGGATCGTGATATTGACGTTCGGCTGGCGCGCGGCCGTGCCGTTGTTGTAGCTGCGCGTTTCCTGGCGATTGAGCACGCGCTCGCCGCGTTGGAGGATCGCCGGGACCTCGTCGGGTCCGAGAAACGCGCCGTCATGAAAGCGAGGCGCGTATCGAAAGAGGCCGATCGGCGCCTGCCGTGTGGCGGACAACTGTTCGGCCATGCCGCCCGCGTGCCCGATGCCGATATTCTTGAGAACGTCGCCCAGCACGCCGCCGACCGACGAAAGCGTCGGGTTGTTCTGCCCGAACAGGACATTCTTGAGCGGATTGAGCAACGCGAGCTTTAGAAGCTCGCTGTCGATGTCGAGGATGGCGGCCTTGCCCGCGTCCGCCCAATCCTGCCAACCGAGCTTGCCCTGGCTGATGAGATCGGAGAAGTGCCCGAAGGTCGTGTCGGTGAGGTTGGACAGTTCATCCGTCGAAGATTTCGCCAGCGCGAGTTGCTGGCCAAGCTTCGCGATCGCGGTCGCGTTATTGAGAATGGTCTGCGCGTCCTGCGACGAAAGGTCGATCCCGCGCTGCACAAGCTGCTGCTTGGTCTGCAACTGCGCGATTTCGATCTCGCCCTGCGACTGGTTCGTCGAGGCGGTCTGAATCTGCTTTTCAAGGATCGCGATCTGATCCTTCTGCGTCTGAATCTGACCGAGCGCCTCGTTGCGCGACTGCTCGTCGTTCAGATTCCCATATGCCGCCGTGAGCGCCGTGATGACCGCCGTAAGCGTCTTTTTCGCGTCGCCGTTCGCAAGCGACTGCGCCGTGATGAGCGGTTGAAGCGCCTGTTCAACCTGCATCTGCCGCTGCGCCTGCTCGGTCGTCATCGAGCCGGCCGCGATGGCGTCATTGAGCCGCTTCTGCGCGTCGGCCTGGGCGTTTATGTCATTGACGCGCTGACCGCCCTGCATCGCCGTCTGCGCGACCTGCTCCTGCAACAGCTTCGCCGCGAGCGCGTTGAAGTCGCCTCCGTTGCGGAGCGTATCCCGGAGCGCCGTCGCGCGCGCCTCCATTTCCATCGCGGCGGCGGCGCCCTTGAGCCATGCGTTCGCTATGTCGAGGCTCGCGCGCGTGTTCTCGTCGATCGCCTGCGACTGTTCGTTGATCGCCTTCGTCGCGTCCACCGACGCCTTTGTGCGCGCCTGATCGATGAGCGCCTGCGCCTGCGCCGTGGGGATCGCCTTCCCCGCGAGATCGAGCCGCTCCTTTTCGGCTGCGATCTCGGCCTTCTGCGCCGGCGTCCTCGCGTTCAGGGACTGGATGTCGAGTTGCGCAAGCTGCTGCGCCTTTTGCGCGGGCGTCAGATACGTCTGAACGGCGTGCGTAACCGCGTCATACGCCTCCTTCGTCTGATTCAGGTCGGCGACATGCTGCTGGAAAAGCGGGTTCGCAAGGTCCTTTTGCAGGCGCGTCTGCTCGTCAACGAGGTCCTGATACTGCTTGACCTCTGGAATAAGGCTGTTGACGAGCTCGCCGACGGCGATGGATTCCGACTTCGCCGCGTTCTGCGCCTGCAACGCCTGCGCGTCGGCGTTCGCCTTGTCTATCTTCGCCTGAACCGCCGCGATGTCGGAGTCGATCTGCGAAACGGGGCGGGAAGGAACGAACGCCGCGCCTCCAAGCGGTTCGGCCACATACTGGCCGCCAAGCGTCGTCGCGTTCTGGCGTTCCTCTTGGAGCGCCTTCAACTGATCCGTGAGGCTCGGCCCGTTGACGACCTCGGAAATCGCGTGGCCCATGGCGTCCAATGCGCCGGACGCGAAGCCCTTGACTCCCTGCCAGGCCCGCCCGAGCGCGGAAACCTTGTCGGCGGCATTGTCGAGCGACGGCCCCAGCGCGTCGAGAAGCACCTTCTGCGCCTTCTGAGCGTCGCCCTGTGCCACGAGCGTATCGATGTACTGGCGCGTCTTGTCGTCGAGGAATCCGAGCCTCGTGTTGAGGTCGTCCGCGCCCTTGACCGGATCGGCGAAAGCCTTGGCGATCTCCTTGGTCGCGTCGTCGATGCTCTCGCCGGTTGTCGCCGCGTAATTCCGCGTCAGCGCGATGAGCGAGGAAAAATTGTCGGCGCCGATCTTGCCGGTGCTCGCGAACGCGGCTTCCATGTCGTGCGCCGCGCCGACGGTTACGGTGCCGGACGCCGCCGCCGCGGCGGCGATGGCGTTCATCTGATCGACGGTGGCGCCGGCGCCCGCGCCGACGCCCTTCAACGCATTCTCGAGCTCCTGCTGACCGGAACGGAAGCTGGAATAGGCATAGATCGCGGCGGCGCCGAGCGCGGTAAGTCCGCCGACAAGGAGCACCGTCGGCGAAAGAAGCCCGGCGATGAGGCCGCCGACGCCCTTGAGCGCGCCCATGAGGCCGCCGCTGCTGCTCAGGCCGTAGGAAAGATTGCCGGACTCCATCGCGAGCGCCTCCATCGGAGGCCGACCGGCGACAAC